AAAGTGGTGAACGGAATTGAATATCAAGAACCGTGTATGTCGTTTCCTTTTAGAAGGCCAAAACGTATTACGCGCTATGATGTAATTAAAGTTAGATACCAAATACCCGGCTTCTTTGGCTTCGGACTTAAAACAGTTGAGGCAGAGCTGAAAGGAATTGCTAGTGAGATATTTCAGCATTGCTACGATCTAACAAAGGGCAAGAATATCTATTTTGAAAGTGAAACTCCGGTGAAGTGGTGGGAGTTAATCGGCACAGAGAAATCAAAGGGTGGCACTTCGTTAGACGACCCGGAAGGGCTTAATCTTAAAAGGTCAAGTGAAAAAAGTTTATGAACAAAGAACAGAAAAAATTTAATAAGGTAATGAAATTGAGGAAGAACAGAAGGGGATATTTAAAACAGAGAAACTTACAGAGAAACAATGCCAAAAAATAAAGAACTAAAACAAAAAGTTATTGATTTATGTGGCACAGACGATCCGGAAATTGTCCTGTCTAAATTCCGTGAGGTTAAAGAGGAAAAGGTTTTTAGATTTCAGAACGAGAAGTTTCGCTTTTACGAGCCGAACGGGAAGTGTGAGGAGTTTATCCAAAAAGTAGGTGAAGATAATTTTATTGTATTATTTTCAGCCGCGAATGGTGTCGGTAAAACGTGCGTATCAGCTAACATTATTGCACATATTCTTTGGGGGAATGAAAGCGAGAACCAGTATTTTAATTATCCTCTCTTTAAAAACTGGCCATATCCAAAACGCGGTAGGATAGCCAGCGATCCGGAAAATTTGAAGGTCAATTTAATTCCAACACTCAAAGAGTGGTTTCCGGAAGGACGCTATAAGTCCAAAAAGGGTGGCAAACAATACGACAGCGTTTGGACAACTGACACCGGTTGGGAGTTTGACGTTATGTCTTACGAACAGGACGTCAAAGAATTTGAAAGTGCAACTCTTGGCTGGGCTTGGTTTGATGAACCACCGACAGAAGCAATTTTTAAAGCTACTGTCGCTCGTATGAGAAAAGGTGGAATTATTTTTATTTCCGAAACTCCGTTGTATGCCGCTTGGCTTTACGATCACGTTATTGCTAGTCCGGACACAGAATTAGCCAGCAAAGGGCAAAGAGTTTATATTGAGGCAGACGTTGAATCTGCTTGCAAACAACACGGGATAAGAGGGCATTTAGAACACGACCATATTGAAAGAATGATTGCCGAATATACAGAGGACGAAAAACAAGCAAGAGTTTATGGTAAATTTCAGCATTTAATTGGTTTGCGTTTTAAGCAGTTCAGTCGTCCGATCCACGTAGTCAGACCATTTAACATTACTTACCGAGATTACTGCGTCTATGAAGCGCTTGATCCTCACGACAGGACACCGGATACGGCCAATTGGCTTGCTGTTGATAGGAAAGGTAGAAAATTTATTGTGGACGAATTATGGTTGAAGTGTCAGGGTGGCACAGAAGAATTGGCGCAAAAAATAAAAGCCAAAGCCACGCAATACAGAATTGAGCGTCGCATAATTGATCCTTCAGCTTTTAACGAAGATCAACATTCTGAAGTTCCGGGAATAACATTGGGGCAGAAATTAGCGGACAATGGATTGGTTTATCAGATCGCTAGCAAAATGAGATCTGCGTCAGACAAAAGAATTGAGGACGCTTTAACTTATCAGAAAATTAAATTGGGTGATCAAGAGGAATTTATTAAAGCGCCGGAACTTTATATTTTTGATACTTGCGTGCGAACAATTTATGAATTTGAACATTTACGTTGGGACGAATGGGCTGGTAAAATTGCCGAGAAAAAAGGGCAGAAAGAAAAGACGATTGATAAAGACGATCACACTATTGAAAACATCGGCCGGTTGCTTATTCAAGAACCAACGTTTAGGGATTTACCAAAAGGAACTGGGTTGGCCGAAGATCCGGAATATGACCCATACGAGAAAAGGCATTAGTTTATCCACACTATTGATTTACTACCCTTGACAATAAAATTATGATATAATAATCCAATGGAAAATGCTTATGAAAATCACAACGTTCAAAACTAAAAAATATCGCGGTTGTCCAATCTACTTTCGTAATTTTAAAAATCATTTTGAGTATTTAACAATTATCAACGGCGAACTATACACAGCGCACATCAGTGTCCGGCCACATTGGCTCACAAAACTATTTTTCACACTTGATATTACAACCGGAGTTGATAAAGTGCCATACAGCCACCAGCAGTTAGCAAATATAATAAGGACATTAAATAAAATGGCCGAAACAACAATTGACACAGTTAAGAAATAAGTTATAATTAAAAGTATGAAACAATTACAAGGCGAAAATTTTGGGGCAGAAGTCGCAGAGGAAAGAAGATATCTGCCTTCATTCTCAATTACCGGTGAGGATTTGCCGGAAGTTAAAAAGTGGGAAGTAGGGAAAACATACGAACTGAAAATAAAAGTCAGAATGAAATCTTTGACCGAGCAGGAAAAGAAAACTCGCGCCGAGTTGGAAATTCAAGGAGTTGAAATAGCAAAGAAAAAAAATTACGAGAAGGAATACGCAGAAAAAAGGTCAAACATCAATAGTTAATTTTAATACTATGCCAGCTGATTTTGAAAAGTGTCGCGCCGAAGGCGGAAATATCACAACAAAAAAAATTAACGCTAAAGAGTATATTCATTTATGCTGGGACAAGTCCGGGAAATCTCACGCCGGCGAAGTTAAGAAATATAAAAAATTATCGCGATCTAAAAAAACATAGTTGGAAATTTGCCAATCCACTATGGTAAAAAAAATAAAACAAGCGTCAGAACCAACACAAGAGCTTGATCAAAGCATTGATTCCGAAGTTAAAACGATTAAACAAAAAGATTATAAAGATCTTATTGATCAAGTAGAAACAGAGTATCAATTAGCGTGGTGGTTTATGAAGCCGAAACTTGACGAATGGGGGGTTCGGCTAAAACTTTACAATAATCAAAAACGTGATAAGGAAGCTATTGGCGATCCTTTATTATTTACTATCCACCAGACCGTATTGGCCTCGCTTTACAGCGACCGATTGGGGGTGGATTTTTTAGGTAGAGAAGAAGGGGACGAAGAAACAGCAGAAAATTTAAACTCGCTGGCCACATACGATTATGACGAAATGGAAAAAGACATTGTTGATTACGAGTGGGATTGGGACGCTTCATTTTTCGGCAGAGGGCTTTTATTAAACTTTGAATTTGATCGCAAACTAAAATGTCCGACACCGGAAGTTATTGATATTATGACGTGGTTGCGTGATCCTCGTGCTTTATCAGTCAACGGCGATCGTAAGGGCAGAGGCGCAATGAAATTTGGTGGCCGGGAAATTAGATTATCCAAGAATGATATGGATACTGCCGGTATTTATTTTAACTACAAGGGGCTGAAACCGGACACTAGCGACATCAGGTCTTTGATTGACGCTAACGTGCAGGCAAGAGCGCAGGCGCAAGGATATGAAGACACTAACAAATTTTCTAAACTGGTTGGCGAAAATGCTGATTACCGGGCGTTGGAATGGTTCACAAATTATAAAGGTAAAAAAATTATTGTTACGTTAGCAGATACTCGCAAAAGGGTTATTCGCTACACAGAAATAGACAGCAACATTTGGCCGATCAATGACCGACCTATGTATCCTATTTCTCACGACTGGGACGGAGTATCTATTCCGGATTTAATTGAGGACAAACAACGCGCTCGCGCTGTATTGCAGAATTATGGGTTGGCCGGAATTAAACTTGGCCTTCACCCGACATATCTTTATAATACTAACCTGATTAAAAACAGGGCGAATTTAAACATTGATTTTAATAAACATATTCCGGTTGACGGAAATCCTACCGGTGCAATTCAAGAGGTTCAAAGACAGACAGTTAAACAGGAAGTTGGTTGGATTATGGAAATTTTAGATACGGCCGCGCAAAGAGCAACAGCTACTCCGGATTTACAACAAGGGGCAACGACAGAGGAAAAGAGAACAGCCACCGAACTCAATTTGGTTTCGGCCAAAGTAGATACGCGTTATTCATTATCCGCAAAGATTTGGGGTTGGTCGGAAAAAAGATTTTGGAAACAATGGTATCAGCTTTATAAAAATCATTTTGAATCCGGTATTGACGAGAAGGTTATCAGGATCGTTGGGGCAATGGGCGCAAAATGGCGAACTCTTACTCGTGAGAATATCGTAGCCAAGACCGATCCGGATATTAAGATTGAAAGCAAAATTATTTCTGACGCAATCAAATTTAATGACCTGCAAAAATACAGATTATTTATGAAAGATGTTATTGCCATTGATCCCGAAAACTCAAATGTTAGATTTGGTTTAAGAAAAATCGGGCGCTTATCCGGATTTGATAAAGAGGAAATTGAGCAAGTGCTTCCACCTTCAGTTGACGAAATGAACTCTGAAGGCGAGAACGAAAAATTAGATAAGGGGAAATTGGTTGATGTGCAGATTTACGACGACGATTTCGTGCATATAGAAATGCACAATAAAGCCGCCGACACTCCACATAAATACGCTCACATTGAAGCTCATAAAAGAGCAATGATGTTAAAGAGAGTTAGACCGGAACTTGATATTGGGAAACAGAGGCCGGATAATCCGACAGAGGCCACAAAAGCACCGGGCGTTAATTTTCAACCAGTGGGTGGGATAGGACAACCAGCCGGCGGAAGGCCAATGCCGGAAATGACTGCAAAATAATCTTATGCCAAAAAAAACAAAAAAAATAAAAAAAGTAATGACCGTTGAAGTGCCAAAGAAAGAAGCACCAGCGCTTGACGCTGTTGAGGATATAATTGCGTCTTTGGCGTCAATGCAAGCCAGCACAGGTTGGGCGATTATGGTTAAGGTTTTAAATGATAATATAAAATATCTTGAAATCGCTATACTGGAAAAAATTGATCCAACTACAAAAATGAACTTAACAGACGCAGAGGTTGAGATTTTAAGGACAAAACGCAGTTTAAACATTGATTTGAGGGATACACCGGCCAATTATTCAAAGGTGATAAAAGATACAGGG